ATCAAGTCAATATAAAACAGAAGATAATGCAGAGGAAATAACAGCAGATGTAGAGTTTACCATGACAACAAGTGAAACTAAAGCAAGAGAATTAGCACTTATTGAATTATTAAAAGCAAGACAACAAATAGTTATGTCATGCACTACAAGTTTAAGTAAAGGTATGCAAGTACAATGTGGTGATTTTGTTAATGTGACTAATACTCGTCTTGGTTTCAGTAGTAAACCTTTTGAAGTCCAAGAATGGAATTTAACATCTTCAGATGTTGAAGGTGCTCCTCAATTAGTTTGTACAATGGTATTAAGAGAAACAGATCCAACTGTTTACAATAATAGTATATTATCAAATATTAATACATCAAAAGAACAAGCTACAGATCCTAATCCTGACACTAATTTAAGTGCTGCAAACACTGTAACAGCACCAAGTGCCATAACTTTAAGCAATCTAACAGGTGGTGAAGTAGAAGCATTTTGGACATTAACAACAAACATATCACAGATTCAATTAGAATTTAAACTCTCAACTGACACTACTTATACTGAACAACTTATGTCAGGACACAATAGGAGGTTTACTATTAGAGGTTTAACTGCTGGACAAACATATAATTTTAGAGTAAAAGCTATAAATTCTATTGGGACATCTAGTAGTTATGCAACTGCTAATATAACACTTTAATATGAAAATTTTTTAGTTTATAATGCTACTATGGATGAACAATTAAAAACAAGTCGAGAAAATAAAGAGTCTATTATTGAGTTAAAAGGCGAACTCAAGTTAGTTCATCAAAAAATTGACACTATTGAAAACAATCATTTACAACATATGCAAAAGGATATTGATCGTATAGGCAAAGTTATATGGACTGTTGCCTTTATGGTATTAGGACAAGTGTTATGGACAATTACTAGGTTATTAATAGGATGAAAGATTATACTGAATTAATGGAAAGAATTAAAAAGCATGAAGGATTTGTGCCTAAAATGTACAAAGATTCTTTAGGTTTTGCTACTATTGGTTATGGACATTTAGTAAGACCAGACGAACAATGGGAAGAAGGCAAAGAATATAGTAAAGAGCAATTAGAAATTGTATTTAAAACTGATTTTAATAATGCATTAGCACAAGCTAATGGATTAATGGATAGTTTAAATTTAGACGACAAAGCTAAAGAAGTTATAATTGAAATGGTTTTTCAATTAGGCATAGGTGGTGTTAGTAAATTTAAAAAGATGTGGGAAGCATTAAGAAAACTAGATTATGGAGAAGCATCTTTTCAGATGATGGATAGTCGTTGGGCTAAACAAACACCAAACAGAGCAGAAGATTTATCTAAAATAATGAGGAGTTGTGCACAATGATTTGGAATTTATTAGGCATGGGAATTAAAACAGGTTTTCAAATATATAAAAACAAGAACGAAACAAAAAAATTAGAGTCATTAGCTGAAATGAAACACATGGAACGAATGGCTACTGGTCAAATAGAATATAAAAGAGCAGTAATGAACAATCAAAATCAAGGATGGAAAGACGAGTTCGTTTTAATTATCGTTTCTTTGCCTTTAATTGTATTAGGTTATGCAGTATTTTTTGGCGATGATGATATAAAAGGAAAATTAGATATGTTTTTTAATTATTTCAATGAATTACCACAATGGTATCAGTGGTTACTGATTGGGATATTTGGAGCCATATATGGATTAAAACCTGGATTAGATATGTTTAAAAGGAAATAATGAATGAAAGAAGTGACATTATATTTTCTTTTGCTGCTTGTTTCAGAAGCAGAGCCACCATATTTATCATATAAAGGTTATGATGCTTATTATACTGAAAAGCAATGCCTACAATTAGGCGAAACAATAAAAAGAAATATTGATTCACTATCAATAATAACTGAAAGAACAATTGTAGAAATAAAGTACAAGTGTGTACCTATAAAAGTTATAGAAAGAGAAAATAACATAAATGCATAAAAAGGATTTTACAAATGTTCAGGATAATTTTATTATTGACAATACTTTGCTCCACTGCTTTTGCCAATACAACACAGAATAATACAAGTGGGTCTAATACTAATATAACAGGTGGTTATACTTCTTCTAGTAGTAACACCTATCAATCTGGCTCATCAAGTAATACAACATCAACAACAAACTCAACTTCAAATATGAGGTCATCGCCACCTAGTGCTTTTGCTCCAGGAATAAATACAAGTGGTGTAGATGTTTGTTCAGTAGGTGTTTCTGGTGGTATTCAAACTTTTTCATTAGGTATATCTGGTGGAAAAGGTGTAAGAGATGAAAATTGCGAAAGAATTAAATTATCTAGACAGCTAGATGCTATGGGTATGAAAGTTGCAGCTGTTGCTTTACTATGTCAAGATGAAAGAGTGTTCGCAGCAATGGAAAATGCTGGTACACCTTGTCCATATAAAGGAAAAATAGGTAATGAAGCTAAAAAATTATGGGAAAAGTATGATAAATTAAGACCTGATTACCAATTATATGTAAAAGAGTTAAAAGTAGTAGAAAAACAAAACAAAATAGAGGAAATGGAACTACAAAAAGAGTTTGAGAGGATAGCAAAAGAAGAAGAAAAGAAAGAAAAAGAAAGAATTAAGAAAGAAAAAGAAAAATTAAAGAAAGAAAAGTTAGAATTAGAAAAAAGTAGTAAAAAACAAGAAGAAAAAATACACATAGAGGTACTGAATAGTTCAGGAAGATGACATTTATAATAATTTTTATAGGAGTATGTATATATGCGAATTATAGGATTGATAAGTTTGCTGACGATGTTAATCCATACAACTTCTTTAGCAGAAATAGCAACGACAGGTAATTTACTGCCAAACGCAGGAACTGGAAGGACTAATCTTCAAAGTTCTAACAGCACTGTTGATGGTTTTAACAATACTAATGGTTTTACAACCAATGGTGTAGTGCAAGATTACACATCGATGTTTGGTGAGATAGAAGTTGGTGGTAGTGGTAGCATTTCTACTTCTGGATCTTTAGAAGGTGTATCAAGTACCAAAGAAGATGGTAGTTCTTTTACAATTACAACAGATAGTTTAGATGGTGGTGTAACATTAAACTCAAGAACAGAGATACAAAACTGTGAATGGGTTGGTTCAAATCATCAATGTGGTCAAGCATCATCAGGTGGTGGTCAAAAAGATAGTTATTCTACTACAATAACTATAAAAGACGCAGACAATAATACTTTATCAACTGTAACTCAAAATAGAAATACTGATGCTGGTTATTACAATAATACTCATACATATACTGATACAGTTATACACAATGGAACAGGAGCAAGAAACTGGGAGTGGGAATGGTCAGCACAAGATGGTGGTAATACAAATTCAACACAATTAATCGGTCCAAATTTATTAGGTGCAGAATTAAAAGCAATATTATCTGATATAACATACTCACCTTTACCACCTGCAGTAGAAGAAGAGATTGAAGAAGTCTTTGAAGATTTAATTACTGAATTTGAGCAAATAGAAGAAATAATTGAGATGGAAGAAGAAGTGCAGTTTGAAGTAATATCTTTTGAGGAAGAAGTTATTGAAATGCAAGAGGAAGAACAATTTGAAGAGCCAATAATGGTAATTGCTCAAGAGATAATTAAAGAAGAAGAGAAAGAAGAAGAGATGCCAACTGTATTTGAAACTTTTGAAGAACTTATAACAGAAGAAAAAGAAGAAGAGAAAGAGGAAGTAGTACAAGAAGAAATAATGCAAGAAGAAAAAGAAGAGGAAACAGAAGAGATAGCACAAGAGGAAGCAAAAGAAGAAGAAACTCAAACAGCTAGTAATGAAGAAGAAAATAATGAAGCACCTACAAAAGAAGAAGAGAAAGAAGAAACTAAAACAGCTAAAAAAGAAGAAAAAGAAGAAAATACTAAAGAAGAGAAGAAATTAGTTAAAAAAGAAGAGAAAAAAGAAGGAAAACAAGTAAAAACTAAAGATGAGAAACTTGAACTAATTATGGCTAAAATTGATGATGAAGTTAAAGATATTAGTAAAAATTTACAATTAAAAAGTCTAATAAAACTTAAACAAATGCACAATAACGAGATGATTGGTGCTTATAACATACCTTTTTACAAACCTAAAAATATATACAAAGATCAAATAAACATATTTGATAATAGAGATATTTATAGTAATATAACACTTTCTAGTTACTATAAGTCAGATCCGATGAATATCCAACACAGAAAGATAGAGAAAATTAAACAAGAAAAGAAACAATTATTAATAGAGATAGAGGCATTAAAAAATGGGTAAAATAAAAGAACAACTGGCTGGTATTGCAGCATTAATAGGTGTATTAGGTGCTATTGGTGCAGGTTTTATAAAGTATGGAGAGATGCAAGAACAATTAAATAATTTATCTGGTATAGATATGGCTCCATTACAAAAACAAATATCAGAACAAAATGTTACAATAGCAACATTAGAAGAAAAGATATCTAAACTAACTAATTTTGATTCTAGCAATTTAGAGAATGAGATATCATTAGTAGAAGATAAACTAAACAATATTATATCTAATGTTGATAAAAGAAGTTTAATTAATGAGAAAACAATTAAAGTTTTAGATTTAGAGATACAAGAACTAAAAGCAAGTAATAAAAACCCACTCGCTAACTGATAATATACTTCTTTAAATTTTTAAAATTTTATATGTGCTGGTGTTTACTCTGGTGGGCATCTAGTTGTGTTCATAATATAGGATTGTAATGGCAAAGAAAAAAGGATTGTATGGTGTAGTAGTTGAATATGAAAAGACTACAAAAGGAACATCAATAGGTAAAAGACCTAAAAAAGTTAGTTCTATGAATAAACACAAAAGAAAAGGAAGAACTAAAAAACAACTCAGATACAAAGGACAAGGCAAATAAATCGTCCCATATCTGTGCGTAGGCGATGTTTTAGACTTGTCTGTGGTACTTATTACCCAGCATTTTTATCTAAAATACCAATTAAATAGTCAATCTGTTTTTTAACTTTAGGTATATAATTTTGGTCTGATGCGTAACTTGTTAATGTCTCTGCTAATTTTTTAGGATGTATAACACCAGAACTATTTTGTTTTATTCTTGATTCTCTAAACTTTTTATAAGCATTGTGATTGTTAAGTAACTTAATATAATAATCAACACAAGCACATTTAGTTGTAAATACTTTTAAACCCCATTCAGCATTAGGATTTGATTTAGATTTTATTTGTTTATCATCTTTATTGTAAGTTCTTATTCCTAAAATGTTATTTGCTTCAATAGCAAATCTAGATGTACCAAAGTTACTCTCTAGTGATGATTGTGCTGCTATTAGTATGTATGGTATTCTTTCATTAGGTGGTATTTTAAAATTTAAGTAGTTTACACATCTTTCTATAGATTTAACAAAAGTAACTTCATCAGTAGTATCAAACACTGGTGGATAAAAGTCTATGGTTGTTAATCTTGAGACTATTTTAGTTTCTAACTTTTGTTCTAACTCTTTTATTTTTATAAAATTAGGATTAAATGTTCCTAGTATAAAAGTAAGTATAACAATTAAAAAACATGCTAATGCTACTAATAAATATTTTTTAAATCTTACAACCATTGTGGCTCCTCTCTGTTAGTGTATTTAGCAAACCTTTTCTTTTCTCCAACATAATAATTTCTATATGCTGTAATAAAATCTTTATGTTTATATTCCTCTGGCATACATTGTGGTGGTTCAGTAAAACCATTGTCTTTCATATCCATTATAATATTCATTTTATTTAATAACTTGTCATGTATGTCTTTTGTTGCATGTGTCTTATCATATCTATAAGTATATTCTATCAACAAATTATTTAATAAATTAAGTAACCATAAAAAATTACTTAATGAATCTCCAACCCATACTGTCATAGGATGTCTTGGGAAAGCTATTTTATACAACTCATCATCTTTACCAAAATGTCTCTGGTAAGCTGAACAAAGCATTTGTGCTGATTCTAATATCATCTTAACAACATGTTTATCACAATGATATTCTGCTGCTACTTTAGGATCTTTATGTAATAAAAATATGTTCATATAAGATAATATTGTGATGTTTGAGGTTGAACTATATGTAAATTATTTATTGCTCTAGTTACAGCAACATAAAATACTCTGTGTTCATCGTCTGGTGATTTTTGTAAACCAAGATATGATTGTCTTGATACATCGCACATTACAATAACATTATCAGCTTCAGCACCTTTACTAGCATGAATTGTATCTATCCTAATCCTTGGTTCTTTTTTTGGGTCTTCACCTCTTCTTAAACAAGATACTAAATATTCTCTGTCTTTTATATTTACACCTTTAAAAGCATCATGCCATATTTTAGTAATATCAATATCCAACTCTCTTGCTGTATAGTTCTTGGTTGTATCTACTTTCTTTTTTATACCTAATTTTTTAAGTATAACATTTATCTCAATACCAATCTCTGAACTGCCTTTTCTTAATCTTTCATAACCTTGTATAGCACGAATTAAATTCTTATCAAAACTTAACTTTCCTTTTGTAGAGTATAAGTAACCTTGTTCTCTGACTAACATTTCATAATGTCTTAACAAATAATAATTACGACCTAATAGTAACCATGTTCCTTTTGATAAGTCTATACCTTCAACACGATTATGAAACTTAACAGAGCCAACTCTATCATCAGGACTAAAAACTTTTTCTCTTCTAGTTTTTATTCTTTGTAATATTTTACTGCTTTGTTTAAATACTGCTGCTGGTTGTCTGTGTGATTTCTTTAATACTTCAACATTGCCTTTTAAATTTATAAAAGTTTCTACATCAGCACCAGACCATTTATATATTGCTTGGTCATCATCGCCACCTATGTAGATTCTTTTGCACATAGAAAAAGCAACACTAGAAACTTTCCATTGTAATGGTGTTAAGTCTTGTGCTTCATCTATTAATGCTACATCAACACCTAAAGTTGCATTAGCATTTACAAACTTTTCTAACATATCAGAATAATCAATTAGTTGCATATCTGATTTGTATTTAATTAATGTATCATAAAATCTTTTTAATTTAAACCAATCTATTGAGCCACCATGAGTTGACCATGCCTTTTTTAAATCTTGTAATGTATTTCTTGAATACTCTATAATTGCTAAACACTTATTTCCATCTGGTCCATATGCTGGAGCCTCAAGATCTATAAATCCAGAATACTTCATACCCAACATCTCACAAACTTTATCATAGTGAGTATTGTCCATGACTTCAGTTCTACTCATGCCTAATCTTCTAAATGCCATAGAATGTAAAGTACGAAACCATGGAGTTTGTTTTTCAGTTAAGTCTATTCTTTTTCTTGCACCATATGCTGCTTGTCTAGTGAAACTTACATAGGCAATGCGTTCAGGC